AGGGTAAGGGTATTCGGTTTGGACTCTCGGGGATCAAGTTTATCTCTGATAAGATTGCAGAACGATATATATCGGCACGACCTTTTAAATCTTTTGAAGCACTTAGAGATTTCACGTTTACAAAAGGGAATGGAGTAAACAGTAGAGCATTAGAGGCATTGAGAATTATTGGTGCTGCTACTTTTCCAGACAATCCAAGAAATGATAATGAGATTCGTGAAAATCTTTATGAGTATTTAGGTCTACCAGAATTTACACAAACAGTTCCGTCACACTATCATGCTTTTATTAATCCCGTAGAAGACTTTGAAGAAAAAGGATCATTTATTCTTATGGGAATGGTTAAAGGTATTAAACGTGGCAAAGGTTGGTCTCGTGTGGAGATATTAGATAAAACAGGAAGCATAGGTGTGTTTGATGAAGAGCAAACTACGATTGAGGCTGGACGAAGTTATATTGCACTCTGTTCTGATAATAGAATTGTTAGTGCTGTTCCTGTGGATGAAATAAAAGGATCTGATTCCGCACTTATTAAATTTTTAAATTATAGAATGCTTCCATACAAAGATGATGAGTTATTTGTGGTATCATTTAAACCTAGGATAACGAAAGCAGGAAAGAAGATGGCATCGCTGACTCTAGCAGATACATCTAGAGAACTTCATCCAGTAACAGTATTTCCTACTGCCTTTGCTAAAGCATATATGAAAATTGAAGAAGGCAACGCATATAAATTTGAATTGGGTAAAACTAAAGACGGTACAGTAATATTGGAGGATATAAATGTCGGTTAGCCTTGAAGATGTATTAGCACAACTAAATCCTAAATTAAGAAAAAGTATTCTTGTAGGAGATGAAGTTCCAAAGACAGAATATGCTGCAACACCAAGTTTTGGTCTTAATCGTGCACTAAATGGTGGCTTACCGTATGGTAGACAGGTTCTTATTTGGGGCAGTAAATCAAGTGCGAAGTCATCTTTGTGCCTTCAGACAATTGCACTTGCACAAAAAGAAGGAAAGATTTGTGCTTGGATAGATGCAGAAATGTCATATGATAAAGAGTGGGCTGAAAAACTTGGAGTTGATACATCTAAATTAATTGTTTCTCAAGCAAGAACTATAAATGAGATGGTAGACATAGGTGTTAGTCTAATGGAGGCTGGAGTTGATATTATTGTTGTAGACTCTATAACATCATTGCTTCCCGCTATTTATTTTGAAAAAGATTCTACAGAATTAAAGCAATTAGAAAATACAAAGCAGATAGGTGCAGAGTCTCGTGACTTTAGTAATGCATGGAAAATGCTTAATTATGCAAACAATAAAGTTAAACCTACGCTTTTACTTTTAATTAGCCAATCAAGAAATAATATTAATGCGATGTATACAAGTCAACAACCAACTGGAGGTCAGGCTACAAAGTTTTATTCGTCTACTGTGGTTAAGTTGTTTTCTTCAGAATCAGAAAATCAAGCGATCAAAGGAAAAATATATGTTGGAGACAAAGCAATTGAAGAAAAGATTGGAAGAAAAGTTCGCTGGGATCTTCAGTTTTCAAAAACTTCGGCAGCATTTCAATCTGGTGAATATGATTTCTATTTTAGGGGTGATGGTCTGGGTATTGACTCTATTGCTGATCTTGTTGACACTGCTGAATTAATGGGAATTGTTGAGCGCACTGGAGCATGGTATTTACTTCCAGACGGATCAAAGGTTCAGGGTAGAGAAGGTTTTATTACTAAAGTAAGAGAGGATCTTGATCTACAAGATATGATTAAGAATAAGATTAGTGGATAAGTATACTATCTACGAAGGTAAATTCCCTTGTAAGACCTGTAAAAAAGAAGTAAAAACCATGAGGGTTTATCCTAAAACAGGAACCGCTACTTGGATGTGTGCAGATAAACATTTATCAGAAGTTCAACTATTTAAGGTTGGATATAAAAAGGTTAAAAAGTATGAGTGAAAAAAATGAAAGCAAAAGAATAGGCGCAAAGCAACATAAAAATTCTGGCAGAAATAATAAAAAGGGTGATGCTACTTGGGCAAGTTTTACTGTTGATTTTAAAGAAAACTCAAAATCTTTTACACTTAACCAAGATGTATGGGCTAAGGCTACAACAGATGCAATACGAAATGGTAATGATCCAGCCATAATTGTTGTTCTTGGCGAGGGGAATAAAAAGACTAGACTTGCTATAATAGAGTTAGAACTACTAGAACAGATGGTGAATAATGGAACAGAATAATACGACGCTTGAAATGGTTAATGGTTTGTCAGAAATAGCAGACTATATGAAGGATGAGGAGTTAACTACTGCTCTTACTTTTATTGCTAAGTTAATAATTAAACCAGATATCCCTATGAATGTGGCTACTTTAGAAATAGTAAGACTACAGGCTATTGCTGCCAAAATGTCCTTTAGAGCAACATGGATGGCTAATGTGGATAAGTCAGACAGGGGAAAGAAAAATATTTATTATACAGCAGCAGAGTCTATAAATAATCTTGTATCTGCTCTTAAATACATAATCAAGTGACATCTGCTATAATTAAGATAACCAAAGGATAATAATGACAAAAAATTTATTAAAACAAGTAATGATAAAAAAGAATGAAAGTGTCAACAAAAGAAATGAAGATGTTAGTTTTGTAGACGGATTAGTAGAAAAAATACAATCTGGATATACAGTAAATTTAAAACCATATTTCAGTAAAAAGAAAAATTTTACTGCATCTGGACTAACCTATGGTGCAGGAGAATGTCCAAGATATTGGTATCTTGCTTTTGAGGGTGCTGTATTTCACGATGATTCCAATGCCTATGGTGTTGCCAATAGAACAAATGGAACTTTAGGACATGGAAGAATTCAAGATGCAATCCAGGCTGCTGGTATTTTAGATTCAACAATGGAGTTTGATAAACTTCCTAGAGTTCATAAAAATGAACAGACTCATCCAGCAATAGAATTTAGAGTAATGGGAGATAATCCACCGTTCAATGGCTACGGAGACGTAATGCTTAATTTAAATAATGAGCGGGTAATTGGAGAAATTAAAACAATGCCTAATGAGGCATTTGAATATAAAAAGAATAGCAGAAAGCCTAAGATGGCTCATCTTATGCAGTTGTTAATCTATATGAAGTTTTGGAAAGTTGGCAAGGGTGTAATGATTTATGAAAATAAAAATAATCATGAGTTGCTAACTTTACCAGTAGTAGTAAACGATCATTACCGTTGGTGGGTAGACCAGGCATTTGATTGGATGCGAGAAGTATATAAAAGTTGGCAAGATAAACAACTTCCTCAGAAGCCATATCGATCTAACTCTAAAATATGCAAAGTTTGTCCAATACAAAAAGCATGTGCCGAAGCAGGGACAGGGGTAATTAAACTTAAACCTCTGGAGTTGCTGGAAGATGAAGAGTTGTAAATGGTGCGATCATACATTTGATTCAAATATATCCTATCAGATATATTGTTCAGAAGAATGCAGAGAACAAGCCACTAAAGAAAAAATTGCACAAAGATATATTCAAACCAGAAGACAAAAACGTAAGGGTAAGAATAGAGTTTGTAAACAATGTGGAGAAAAACTTTCTATATACAATGATGAACCACTATGCAATAAGTGCACAATTAATCCAGGTGATGTTAAAAAAGCATTAAAACAAATTAAAGGACTATCAGATGACAAGAGCAAAAGAAACAGATAGATATGCATATGGGAATATTGAAAAAGTTCCTGGAGTAATTTGTTCTATAGATGCTAGTACTAATAACCTTGCGTTTGCTATTTATTCATATAAAAAATTAGATTGCTACGGTAAGATAACTTTTAACGGTAAAGATATTTATGAAAAAATAACTGATGCTTGTAAAAAATCTAAAGCATTATTTGATTATTATAATTTAGTTGAGGCTATAGTTATTGAGCATACTGTCTTCATGAACTCACCAAAAACAGCAGCAGATCTTGCTTTAATTCAGGGCGGGATACTTGGAGGTGCTGGACTTGCAGGTGTTAAGTTGATAGGAAAAGTATCGCCAATAACTTGGCAAAATTATATTGGTAATAAAAGGCTTACTAAAGAAGAACAGATTAAAATAAGATCATCCAACCCTGGTAAATCAGATTCATGGTATAAATCTTATGAAAGAGATTTTAGAAAACAAAGAACAATAAAACTATTAGATGTTTTATACGATAAAAAAATAACAGATAATGATGTAGCAGATGCTTGTGGAATAGGTCATTGGGCAATAAATAATTGGAATAAGGCTATTGGGGTTGACAAGGAGTAGTTATGGCTGCTAAACTATATACAAATGAACTATGGCTTAAGAAAAGATATCATATTGATAAAAAATCTCCAGAGGCTATAGCAAAAGAATGTGGGGTTAGTGTGGAAACTATTTATGTTTATCTTGCTAAGTTTGGACTAAGGAGATCAAAACGATGAATCCAGTATTTCCAGATGCTAAAGATTTTAATTGTAATGACCTATATTTGCTTACAGTAGGTACTTCTGCTGGAAAAGAAATATGGAAATCTTGTCATGAAATTGCACATATGCTTATTAAAAAGAATATAGCCTACGGTAATTCTGCGTTAGAGCCAGTCCGCATATTTAGCAAAGCAGATCCAAGAGAGCAACTTCATGTTCGTATTGATGATAAGTTAAGTCGTATAATGCGTGGAACACAATATGTTGGTGATAATGATATAGACGATCTTATAGGATATCTTGTTCTTTTAAAAATAGCAAAAGCAAAAGAATTAGGAGTTCAGGAGGATTACGTTCTTGTCAACTGAAGAAGATTTAATTAAACATTTGGACGAAGTAAATGTTGTAGTTGGAGAATACTTAAAGGGTAATGATGCAACTAAAATTTCTAAAGATCTTGCTATTCCAAGAACTCGTGTAGTTCAACATATTAATGAGTGGAAGGTAATGGCTTCTGCCAATGATGCTATTCGTGCTCGTGCAAAAGAGGCATTGGCTGCTGCAGATACACACTATAACAAACTTATTAGTAAGTCATATGAAGTTATTGACGAAGCATCTTTAACAAATAATTTAGGTGCAAAAACACAGGCGATTAAACTAGTAATGGATATTGAGTCTAAAAGAATTGATATGCTTCAGAAGGCTGGATTATTAGAAAATAAAGAACTAGCAGAAGAAATGCTTCAAATAGAAAAGAAACAAGAAGTTTTGATGGGAATATTAAGAGATATAGCATCTGAATATCCTCAAATTCGTGATGAGATTATGCGTAGACTTTCTGATATTGCTAAGAAGGATGAAGTGATTACAATTGTCCATGAAGTTTGATGATTTCCTTGAGGCCCTTGCTGATAATCATTTTGAAGAAACTCCAGTAGACGCTAAAACATTTGTTGAGTCCCCAGATTATTTAGGACAGCCTGGACTTTCAGATATTCAATATGACATAGTTCAGGCAATGAGTCAGATTTACCGTAAAGAAGATCTTCAACAGATAATGGGCGAAGAAGAGGGAGCAAGATATTATGAAAAATACACAAAGAACGAAATTATTCTTCAACTTGGGAAGGGTAGTGGGAAGGACTTTACCTCTACTGTTGCCTGTGCTTATATTGTATATAAGTTATTATGCCTTAAAGATCCTGCTAGATACTTTGGAAAACCAAGTGGAGATGCAATAGATCTTATCAATGTTGCTATTAACGCTCAACAGGCTAAGAATGTTTTCTTTAAAGGTTTTAAAACAAAGATTGAGAAGTCACCATGGTTTGCTGGTAAGTATGAGGCAAAAGTAGACTCTATTAGTTTTGAGAAGTCTGTAACTGTTTATTCTGGCCATTCAGAAAGAGAATCACATGAGGGTCTAAATCTTTTGCTTGCAGTTCTTGATGAGATTTCAGGCTTTGCATCTGAAGTAGCAACAGGTAATGAACAAGGAAAGACTGCTGATAATATATACAAAGCGTTCCGTGGCTCGGTAGACTCTCGCTTTCCTGATCTTGGTAAGGTAGTTCTTCTTTCATTCCCAAGATATAATGGAGACTTTATTTCTGAGCGGTATGAAGCAGTAATT